GTGCTGCCATCGCGTTATGATGCAAATGCACCAATGAGCGACGCAACATTAAACCGTGTGCTTGAGTTGGTCTACAAGGCCGCCCAGAAAGAAGGCAAGTCTTTGGATAAATTCGGGCCGCACGACCTACGCAGAACAGCCAGCACACTGTTGCATGAAGCAGAATACAACACGGACTGGATTGAGAAGTGCCTGGCGCATGAACAACGTGGTACCCGGCTTGTTTATAACAAAGCCGAGTATCGTGAGCAACGCACAGCCATGATGCAGGATTGGGCTGACATGATTGATAATTGGACTATCAAGAAGAAGCGATAACCGTTCTGCCAGGGCGCGCAGCCTCTTTGCCGGATTCCTGACGCTCCCTAATCCAATTCTCTACATCAGCAAGAACCCACGCTACATTACGACTTGTCAGAGCGATCCTCTTCGGGAAATCGCCGCGTTTCTCCATGTTATAAATGGCTTTTTCTGACAAAGGTATGAGTGAAAGTAATGTTTTTTTGTTAATTAGTTTCTTCATTAATATATCTGTCATATAAATTGCCTGTATTAATTAATCGTTACGTTGCTATTTGAAACTTGTTCGCCGTTAATAAGAACTCTTCGTCCTTTATTCCATTCTGAAATTGCTTGCATTGCAGTCATTCTTGCCGGACCTGATGTTTTGCAGTTCTTGCAACCAGCAACCACAAGGCCAAGTACGCTACCCCTAACATTTAGTACCGTTGGCTTATTGCCGCAATCGCATTGCATAAACTCAAAATTGTTTGGCATTTGTTGATCCTCGCCATAAATCAATAATTAATCTTGTATTCTTCAATCTGCTCTGGCACCAGAAAGCAATTCACGCCTTCCCAGGTAAAACCAGAATCTTTGTCAAGTTGCCAATCGTAAGTTTTAGTGGCATGACGGAACTTTATTAATCCTAAATTATTAAAAGTAATACTCATTGGTATATGGGGTAATGATTTAGCCAATTCCATTCCGGCTTGTACATCCGCTAATGTGAAATTTTTCTGCGTGCCGGTCGTAACAGTGGTTGCTGGATAAGTATTCATTCTTTAATTTCCAATCTATTCGATGCGTTACAAATAAGCGTACTTTTATCCAAAGCTTCAGCATAAACAGTATCACCTGATTCTTTAACAACCTTTTCTAATGCGGTTACTGCACGCCTAATGTACTGTGGCACGCTCGCTGCTTTCCTGACGCTTTCCACAATCCGTTGCTTGGCTGCTTCATCAAGCTCATCATCCACAATTCCAGATAATTCTGCGTATCTCTGGATGGTTTCTTGCTCATCACCACCGATTTCGCATCTAACATATCCAAGTAGCCGTCTTAAATGATTAATGTCTGATTGTTTGATGGTTTTCATTATTCGACTGCTTTATTCATGATTCAAACTGTCTGGCAGATGAAATAGCGGTAATGCTGTAACTATAATCTTGGGGAGGGTGGGCAGTATTAGTATTGGCACGGAGCCGGACATGATTGAAACCGGCTAGCCTTTCGGCTACCAAACTATACCGCCCATAAGGAAAAAAACCAGAGTGCGAAATGATGGGGATACGAGAATGCACTCTGGTTTGGTGAAATCTTCCAGCCATCCGACTACGCGACGGGAACCGCGCTGGCTGGTGCGGCCTTAACTCTGGGAGAGATTTAATTATTAATATATTCATTATGATTTTCCGTACGTATACGCACATAACTTTTTAAAAGTATTAGGCCGCTTCCGCTTTAAGTTCCTGATCGGCAATAACCCCGTCTTGAATCCAATAAGCACTTGTCAAAGGCGGCAGTTTTTCCGGCAGCTCTTTGAGCGTTCCAAACACCAGCGCGGTCTCAATCTCTTTATTTTTTGCCAAGTTAACAAGCCATTTCATGCAGGTTGAGCGACTTGGTGGATCCAGCAAGTCGAATTCATCGGCCATAAAAAACTTCAGTTCGGTTATGTGGCTGATGGCTTCAGCAATCATTACATTGGCGCGCCACTTAGCGGATTGTGACGCTAGACCGTAGGGTTTACCGCCATAACTAATGGACATGTCATCATTGATAACAACCTGTTTCCATCCGGTAGCTGCAGAAGTTTTTTCCAGCCGTTCATTGATCGGGGTGATCGCTGTTTTTAGTATTTCACCTGGTATTCCATCGGGTGCAAGTGCTCTTGATATCGCGTCCCATTCCTGAACATCAATGTGATAGCCAGCTGCTTTTTTGGTCCTATCATCTGCTTCATTGGCAAGCTTTACGTTCTTATTGATCAAGTCGAGTTCATCCTGCGCTTCTTTACGTTTTGTTCTCAGTGCGTCAATTTTTTCCTTGAGTTGATTAATACGCTCTTCACTGATCACATCTTTTGGTTCGTTTTCTAGTTCCGCCAGTTTTTCTTTGGCATATTTCGCAGCCGCAAGATCACGTTCATCGTTTTCAACTGATTTTTTGAGCAAAGCGTGCGCTCTTTCTAGTCCAGGAAGCGCCAAAACCGCATCTTCATTGCCTTGCAAATCACCTTCCCGCTTAACAAGTTCTTTGCCATTCCAAAATAATTCAGAATCGCATGATGGGCATTTGCATGCGATATTGTCAGGCGTTGATCCTTGCGCAAGTCTGCGGGCATCTTCAACTTTGACTGTAATCAATGCCAACTCTTTTTTGTCATTCGACAACTTGGTTTCAATGCGCTCAATCTGCCCAGATTTGGCACGCAAACCGTTTATCTCAGCTTCGTTTTTACTGGCGTTATTCATTTCTGTTTGCAGCGACCCAAGCTTCTGGTTTTCTGCATCAAATTCAGCGCTGATATCTTCGAGTGCTTTTTGTTTAACGGCCACTGCTGATTGATCTACTTCCGGTTTAACTGCTTTCCAGGTGACCGCTTTTTTATCGCCGTACACTTCATCGGTAGTTGCTTTCCAACTGGATCGGGCATCTTTGGTATTGTCGATGGCTTGCTTTTGAGCATTGCTAAATCCTGACACCAGGAATGGGAGAACTGATTCGGTTTTTTTCTCATTGCAGCCAAGTTCCAGCATTTTCTTTTTAATGCTAGGCAGGTCTCTTTTTGTGCGGGTAATCTCTATAATGAGACCGCGCTTTACATCCTCTGGGGCGCTTGAAAAGAGGGCAGGATTAAGCACATAAGGAAGGGCAGAATGAATCTGTTGTTTAATCTCGTGTGCTCCATTGGGCAAGGTAATACTTGCGCGTTTGTCACCATCCCATTCAACGTAGCAATAACCAACCGTGTCATTATCATTAACAAGATGCTTTATTTCTTTGTTGCCAACCCGCGTGCTTTTGCCGGTAAAAGCGTGAATGATTGCTTCATAAATACTGGATTTTCCGGCTTCATTTGATCCACAAATCATGTTTACCGGGTTATTTAATTGAATATCTGCGGTCCTTGCAGCAATTATGTTATGTACTGATATTTTTTCTATTTTCATGATTAATTCGCTCCAATTATGGATATTTTCTATCTGTTGAGAGATTACGCAGCCGCTTTATCTTCACTCAATGGCAGTTGTTCTCCCAGAGTGCTGATGAGTTCATTGATTATCTTTAAGCACTGTCCTGACCGAATAGTGAATTCGTTATCAAAATAGTCATCATCTGTGTCGAATTCGGAACGATCCTCAACCAGATCAGGAAGGGTGATTTTGCTAATCATCGATTTATTATCAATCGTGAAAAAGCATTCATCCGTGCCAAGTACCATTTCTAACTTCACCGGGCGCTTACCCTGCAGAACGTAACTGGTAACCGCGACCGTATCCAGGTGTTCATTTTTGTACGTGATTCTTTTGCTTTTTGCTTCCGCATCCTCAAGAACGCAACTCCTACCCAAGGAGAAATTATCAATGCTTGAATCGTCATCAAGAATCAGTCTGCGCATAAACGCTTCCACTGAGCTTCCAAATCTCAGTATTGCGCCCTCGTATCCAAGATGCTTATAGATTTGCATTAGCACATCATCAACAAGCGCGCTAGAAGTTGATTCGACGCACAGCAAATCATGTTCGGTATTAATCCAGACATTAATTGACTTGCTGGTTACAAAAGCTTTGGCGTACAGTTCAGCAGTAACCTGATCCTTTAATTCTGCCAACTGCCTCTTTGTAAGTTTTTTCACATCGAGACGTTTGCACAAATCATCAGCGCGCAGTTTTAACTCACGATTAATCACGCTGGCAGGTAACAATTTCTCCTGTTTTTCGCAAACAAGCATGATGTTTTTGCCCACTTCAATAAATGGATCGCCATTGCGTAATTCCTTCCAGGCATACCCGATCCTTCCCGGCAAAGAGATTTCCTCTCTGAGTTTTTCTAGGTCCGGTACCCAGCCCTTTGGTGATCTAAATACAGTTAAATTTTTCATAATCCAATCCTCTAAGTTAATTGTTTGCGGCTATCTGATACCGCGTTTGCTCCATGCGGGTGGAGTAATTTTTGCTACTTTCTTGGGTAATTTTTCTATCAAACCAGCATTTATTCTGTCGGTGTATCCATGGCGTTTAACCGAAGTCAAATTGCTCTTCTGATGCTTCGGCAATCTCACGCGCACGAATCGCCGCTTGCTCTTCTGCTGATGGCACGAATGAGTTTTTTGATTGGATCTCTTCTGATTTAATGCCTGGCTTGTCTTGCTCGATTTGCTGCTGAGATTCTTGTTCTTCGTTAACTATTTCGCCCGTTTCGGGATTAATTACTTCTGATTCAATTTCATTAGATTCCGACTTTGAAGGTTTTAGAGAGTCAATATCAACAGAGTACCCGCCTGACCCGTCATGAGATGCTTCTATCACCCGTGCGTCCTGTATTTCCTCTACAGTTTGTAGCCCCATAAGCAGCTCGGGCGCATAAAGTTTTCCGAAGAAGCTGGCTGTTCTGTAGCGGAGCATTACTTCTGGCATGGTTTGCCACTTGCTTCCATTTTTCCCATACCATCCCTCTTTTACAGCCATTTCTACGCTCACAGCAGGAGAGGTTATCTTCTCACCTGATTCTTTCTCAGTTGCCCAGGCCACACATTCAATGTTCTGAACAGTCGCTTTTAATTTTTTTGTTGTCCTTTCGCGGTTTACCCATTCAGTGACCGAGTATTCGACTTCTTTTTCACCAAGACTTTTAATCTCGAAGCGTAAAGGAGAGAATCTTCCACACCCGTTAATTGCTGCAATGATCCATTGCGAGGACCAGCTTGGCCTGCCTTCTACAACATAAAGATTCTGCATTACCATCAATGGATCAGCTCCCATCCTGCACGCCATATTCAGAGCGATGACACAATTTGGTATTGCATTTTTGTTCTCAACTTTTTTATCATCATTTGCCCTGTACGCTGCTGGAACTAGCGTGCTGCTGGATAAAAGTTTTGCCGTTCTTAGCATTAATTCATACGACTGTAGAGAACCAAATCCTGGTGCAATTTGAGGCATCTTTGCTTCATTCGGCAGTGGATTTCTTAAGTCGCTTATTGCTGTGGTTTCTTTCACGTTTAATCTCCTTTGGATATTTGTTTTTTATTAGCAAGTGCGGAAAAATTACATTTCTCTAAAGTGGCAAGAACTCCACCTTGGACAGTATTTTTCTCCACATAACATAGACTTAGGATTAGGGTAGAATTTGCCTGTTTTGAACATATGAGCGGCTAATTCGATTAATCCGGGGCTGCTTTCATTACCCACCATTATTTCCATCGCATTACTAATATTCCCGAATCCTATCTCTGCCTTTCCTTTTGTCTTTAAGCCAATAATTTCAGCGTCAGACGTAATTTGCTCGCCGGTTGTGTGTTGGTACAAAAGTTCGTATGTGCCAATCTGCGCGCCGTGCCCTTTGGTTACAGCAACACCTTTCTGTACTGATGCACTGCCACTTTTGAGGTCGGCAATACCAACCCCGCCCGTTGTTTTCTTTATCCTTGCCCGATCCATAGTGCCTTTCAGCCGAACAATTACTCCGTCACCACAATCAATATCCAATGGCTTAGTTTCCATTTCCACGGCGATAAAGTTGTAGTTAGGCGATACCTCATTACAATATTTAGTGAGCAGTGCTATACCAGTGCTTTCAGCTTCTTTCATGGTGATGTCATCCTTGCCATGATCGAATTCATTCTCCGGGTCATGCAGTTTGTCAACCATGACTCCAGCCGCATCAACTGCCGTAACCGTGTCACCGGTAATTCTTGCCTGGTCGAATACAGCTGACCCGGCATGTATAGCCGTTCCAAGTGCGGCACGTAAACCAACCACGTTCCTCATACCAAGCAGGTGAATTCCTTCAAATTTGTAGGCGCAATCAAATAATCCAGACCACGCCGAAGCGCGTATTGTTATTGATGGTTCAGTCATTTCTTACTCCTAGTGATACCCGCCAGACGAAACGATTCTTTGAAACTGAACCGCTCACGCTTATAAAAAACAAAGTCACAGAGGAACTGCCACGCTCTCTTAATTTTGTTCATGATTTATTCCCTCACAAAACTGGTATGTCTTGCACCACCGTTCGTTTGCTTTATCAAAATCAATGAAGCTAACGACTGCAATCACCACGGCGATTCCGAATATTAGATGTCTAAAACCTTTTAGTTCATTCATCTCACCACCTCCATATCTGCAAGGGCACTCTTCATCCGCCTATCCGCATGTTCGATACAGTCAGCCACTTCCATTTGCTTGATTAGGCTTTCCAGAGAACTCACCTCACGCTGAATGGCTATGTGTTCCGTTGATGAGCTATCAAGATATCTCAGGCGGCTCGTTAGCGAATCCTTTACGCACCGCAGCAGCTTTGAAGTTCCTGGCCGGTAAGCTAGGTTCAAAACGAAGTTATCAATCGCTGTTTTGGCGTGATCAAACTGGTTCTCACGATTTCTCAGCTCAATAACCTCTGATGAAGTTTTTAATAATGGGATATTCATTTCAAAGTCGTTACTTTGATGTATGGCTGCCGTGATTCATGTCGATCTCCTTAGTTTGTTTGCTTATCAACTAACCTGTGATTGTTGTTTCCGGCTAGTCGATGCAATAACAATACCTAAAGGTATTTGATATGTCAATACCCTAAGGTATCGTTTTTGCTATACTCCAAGCTCTGGACGAAATTGGCATGTAATCTGGACAAACTCAGGACGAAAAAAAAACCCGCCGAAGCGGGTTTCATTCAAGAATCATTTTTTCTTATCGGGGCTTTTATTTTTATCGTCTTCTTTCTTTTTATTTTTGGAATCACCAGTTAATTTATCCATGATTGTCTCCTTTAAAATGGTTATCTAAAATCATCTTCCAGCGCCGCTACCTGACGATCCCGAGCCCTGAGTTCCTGAGCTTGAGCCGCCGCCCATTCCCTGGCCAGCTTCACTTGATCCGGGGTTTGATCCGGAACTGGATCCTGAACGAGATCCTGCGCTAGAACCTGAGTCAGGTCCTGAGGTTGATCCGGCCCTTGGTTGTTGAGAGGTGTTGCTTGATCCGGAAGATTGCGAGCCGGAATTCCGGTCTGACGAATGAGTGCCGCCGGGGGTTTTGCCATCTGTAGGAGCGGTACTTTGTGCAAGTAATTGAACGTCAGCTATTGCAACGGGGCTGCTCAATATAAGGATGGAACTGACAATCATGGTAGTTAAAATATTTCTTTGTTTCATAATAAACTCCTTTTTAAGTTGAGTGTAAATAATAAGGAGTTTAATTGTGATGCTCTGTACGGTACCGCTCCTTTTTCTTAAAGATTATCTGCTGGCCGTTTTTTTATTTCTCAGGTTTCTCTTCCTGTTTGCTCCATTTATCGTAACAGTCGAGACCGCAGTAATACATAATGTAGTCAGTAGCCTTAACGCTTTTGGCTTCGGAAATCGGTATTTCTTTAAAGCATACTTTGCATGAAACTGTTTCTGGTTCGATTGGCCTTTTTTGTTCAGTCATTTTGACACCTCTTTTGGATCTGGGTTGACTAGGTTATGTTTTAGCTAAGGGCAATGGCAACATTGGCAAATATGAGCTTTATCAATGCATAGTTTTTTTCTCGCCCATAGCCTTTAGAATGCTTCTGGTGGTAATAATTCCAAGCGGTTTCATTTCATGATCTACAATCGGGATGCATGAAATATGGTGTGTATTGAATATATAAATTGCTTCATCGATATTTGCGTTGACGGGCAATACAATAGGACGGCGGCTTACAATCTGGTGAACACGTTTATTTAACGTTGCTGCATCTTTGAGTGTCTCTGTTTTGGTTCCGATATTGGGGCTCAATGCTTTATAAAGATCCCGATCGGAGACTACGCCAAAAACCATATTGGATTCAATGACTAGTAAGTGGTGAATATTTACACGCTCAAAGATTTCTTTTACAGTCGATAGCTTATCATCCAGTTCAACCGTAATAAGCTTCGTGTTCATTAATTCACTAACAAGCATGATTACGCTCCTTGTGTTTTGAAAATTGGTGTGCGCGCTGCAAGCCGGTTCTGTATGGCCGCATGGTTGGTTGGATAGATTGGTTAATACTCATTCTGGCAACACAACTTCATCTCGCCAAATAATTCGAGTAGAAGAGGATCGTAATATTGTGAATCACGTCGTATTATCTGCAAAGCTTCGTCTGCATTAACTCCTTTATGGTAGGGTCTGTCCATAGTTAGCGCATCAAAGGAATCCAATATCCTGACAGCTCGCGCCAATAATGGAATCTCGTCGCCAGAAATACCTTCTGGATAACCAGTTCCATCGTAATTTTCATGATGATAAAGCACGATCTCGGTAATGCGCGAATCCAGGTTTAATGGACTCAAGAGCTTACATCCCATCTCTGTGTGTTGCTTGATCAGCATAATCTCACTGAGAGTTAGTTGCGATGGTTTGTTTAAGATGTAATCACTGATGGATAATTTGCCGATATCATGTATGCCTGCACCAACTGAAAGTAATTCTGTGTCTTCTTTTGACAGGCCAATCTGTTGTGCAAATAAAATAGTACTCTTCCAAATTCGTTGTTGATGTCCACTTAAATCTGGGTAGCGTGCATCGATCACTCCGTTTATAAACTTAGATACAACCGCAGGATCAATTACTCCATAAGTAAAGTCAGAAACAGGTCCGGAGGTAGAAACGGGGTCATAGGCGTGAGAATAGTTTTTCATTACATTTCTCTTTGATGAACTAGATAAGCTATTAACGGATATGGAAAAAACAAATCCTGTCAGTAGATCCTTATTTCATCTACAGAGATCAAACTAGCAGCTTATAAGATAAATCTGTTAATCACACTCATACCCTCCCTTTGCATGTGGAGGGAGATCTTTCCAGCACCAATTGTTTAGAAAAATAACTTTAGTACTTCTTGTTGTCGCTGTTACCGTTTTTGCTGAGCGCGGCAGGGTGGTTGCCTTCGTATCCCATGGTTAGCAATCCCCAAATGGCTGAATGTCAAGCACCACACCGTTGTTCAGTCAATGATAACAACAAGTAGGACGCTGGCTATGGGCAATAAAAACCCGCCGAAGCGGGTTTGTTGGTGGGTTACTTAATCTATTCTTCTGGCCATTCAATCAAAACAATATTCGCATCGGTAATTAATCCTCTGTGCTCTTTGGCATTAATATTCATTTTCAAATGTTTTATGCTAAAGCTTCCTTCTTTAAGCATTTCTAACTGGTCTTCATCGAGTAGATCGGGGGCTGCATTTACCATAAATTTCTTATCATCAGACAGACGAGTTACAGAAAATCTGTAGTCTCCACCAAACTTAGTTGGGAATTTAACCTCATTTATACTGAAGTCACCGTCAAGCCTTACGTTTTTAGATAATTCTTTTGGGGCCGGAACAATTTCTGCGGCACGCTCTCCCGTGATAATCGGTTCATTATTTATTTTAATCTGATCAGTAGGTTTTAATCTCTTCGAAAGTTCTGACTTAAAGTTTGTTATTGCTTCTTTATTGGTTTTTAATTCAGGCATCGCTGTGAGAGCCTCAGTGACAATCTTAAGGCGTGCGGTTTCTTGCTCGGAAAGTTTTGTTGAAGTCTCTTGCCCGTGTTCCCGTTCTTTTTTGCTAAGCCAATCCTTCCACATCACGCTGCTTGTAATGAATGCGGCGATGCTTATTAATAGGATCAAAACCTGGTTGCCGTCCATAGGGGAATTTTTTATTACTTCATTCAAAGCATTAAATAGATCGGTTATAAATTTTGTGCTGCCAGGTTTAATGATTACAACCAGTTCCAGAAGATCTTTTTCATCTGAAGTAAGCTTTCTTATGTCTTCACTATTGTATCTAGTTCTGCAGTATATCCTGTGGATTTCCTTTTGCAAGTCTATAATTGGTGGCATTATCCTTGTCGGAATGGATCCCTTAAAATCCTTGCCTTCAATGGTTAGATTGAATACAGGCCACCCTTTGAATGTAACTTTCGCTGTGTCGCTAATTTCGTTTGCTAAGGCTTTCTGAAGCAATGAAAATGCTTGATCTTCACTACTAATGACTATCTCTTCAATTGCTTCGTTCAAGGTGATGCCTTTATTATTTAATAAAAGACTCCGTGGCAAGACCACGGGGAATCGCAAGTTCAATGGTTAAGAAAATCTGTCCTTCATGCGATTGTTTTGCGTTGCAGCATAAATCCAACCAACCAACCAACCAACCAACCAACCAACCAACCAACCCAACCCCAGCCCAGCCCAGTCAGCAACATCGCGTAGGTGTGTTATGAAATCACCAGACTTTTGTCGCTGTAATCTTATAGCCATCCGGCAACAAACATTCATATCCAATATTGGGGATGCAAGATACTTGTGTTATTTCAGCGATTGTATCCGTTTTAATTTCTATATCAGAGATTATATTGCCTTCCCCGGTGATATTGGTGATACGGGCTTTATTATCTGTCCTTGTACCTCTTGAAGCCACCCAATCTCCCCCATAATCGTCGTTATACACAGCAACAATAATCATTTCATTGTTGTTTTCGGATACAATGGCATATCCGTAAGGTTTTATTTCCCAAATGCCATCGAATGGCCCAGCCGCGAATGACTGCGCGGGTACAAGTAACAAAAGCGCCACAAGAAATTTTTTCATATTATTTTCTCCTAATTTGATCATTTCTGTTTTATAAACGTATTAACCAAATATCTAGTCGCTTACTGAAACCAACTCGTCCCAATCAGTTGTGTATCCTGGGCTTCTATTACCCTGTTTCATCTTCCACAACTGATCAGCACCTTCGGATGCTAACTTAATAGTACCTTTCCCCATCCGAGCATTAATTTGATCTATAACTTTCATGAGTCTTTTTGACTTACTATCTTCCAGCCGCAGGCCAAACATATCAGCTTGTCTGTGATCACTGTCTACCAGATCGGATAGCATCACACCTGCCTTATTGTATTTATAGCCGCGCCGGTAGATTTTATGCAGTCCCCATAGGGCAACTTTAGTCAGTAAGATAGTATCGGAAGATTGCGTCGGCAGCTTTATTTTGAAATCGTTGTGATAGTTCTCTTCCGGTTTGTTGAATCTACTGGTGGTGATGAATACGTGAACGGTTCCGGCGTACGATTGCTGTCGGCGTAGTTTCTCCGCAGCCCGGGCAATATGAGAAGAAACCGATTCTTCCAGGCTAGCGAGATCTTTTACCGTGATTCCGAATGATCGAGAGCTGATGATCTGCTTCTTGGGTGGTGAAATTTCTTCCAATTGAATGCACGGTGTACCATTAATTTCGCGAATAGTCTTTTCCATGACCACGCTAAAGTCCTCCCTCAATCGCTTTGAATTGGCGTGTTTCAGGTCTAATACTGTCTTAATGCCATGTTTGTTTAATCGTGGCGCTAACCGCCTGCCTATTCCCCATACTTCTCCGACTTCAATGCGGTTTAGCCAGTAATCATGCAGGTTAGGGGAGAATGAATTTATATCGCATACGCCTCTGAATTCGGGATTCTTCTTGGCGATATGATTGGCCAGCTTTGAGAGTGTTTTGGTTGATCCGATTCCTACGCATACCGGAAGTCCTGTGCATTGTTTGATTCTTTGTCTAATGCCATGGCCGTAAAGAGATTGATTCTGAAATCCGGTGAGATCAAGAAAGCATTCATCGATCGAGTAGATTTCTTGTTGTGGGCTGTATTCTGAAAGAATGCTCATCACTCGACTGCTCATATCGGCATAGAGGGTGTAATTAGATGAATAAGCAATGATTCCATGTTTCTTTGCCAAATCCTTCATCTCGAACCATGGCTGACCCATCTTAACGCCTAGGGCTTTGACTTCATTGCTTCTAGCTACTGCACAGCCATCATTATTCGAAAGAACTACAACAGGCACACCCTCAAGCTTTGGATTAAATACCCTCTCACAACTTACATAAAAGTTATTAACATCGATGAGGGCGATTGAGCTAGACATGATTTATTCGATAAAAGGGTGCGCAAGCGTACAGAACAAAAAACAAAAAAAGATCATTATAAAAAAAGGTCAAATCTCTCATCAGAAAGTCTGACCTCCCAACTTTCTTCCTCAGACAAAGAAAGTTGGGTTATCTTTTTCATCGTTTTTTCTTGTATTACAAAAACTTCATAAGTTTGTTGTAATAGTTCATTTAGGCGGATTTGACTCCTCCTGGGAATCTAACCCCCATTTATTTTGTTGTCCTTTAATGTCTGGAAAATTGGGTAGATTAGTGATTTATCTTTTTATGGCGCGTCTCTTTCCTTGCAAAAACGTGCTTTTTTATACCCCCGCTTGTCTGCGAACCATAAACCCCACTAACCCCAGCCCGGCTAGCAACATGGCGTAGGTGGATGGTTCTGGGACTGGCGTGAGGGTTTTAAAATCTGGAACAAAGATTGGCTGTGGGGTGAATATTGTATCGGGGGTGTATGAAAGTATAAAAGCTTCTATGTTACCTTCTAGATTCTTTCCGTAGCCAGCTATTTGGTTGTTGTTATTGATTGCTGAAACATATAAATTTGACCACCCACCAGTAATTACTGGATCCAGTAGCGAAAGATCAGTCATGCCGCCGTGACTGTATAAAAAAGCGTGGCGTTCAAGAGAGAGGGTGTCAGCAACGCCGATCACTTGCCCCAAATCATTGATGCCGGTTGCGTTGCTATATGACCCGCCTAATGTTCCAAGGTCGATCATGCTGTCACTGATTCCGTTTTTAATGAAGGCGTGCCATCCTGTGGCAGATCCAGACCCGCCGACCATTTGATCTGAATTATTGATGTCGTAGCCTATTGATTTATTTCCTCCCAAAGTGCCTAGGTGAGTATTTAAGCCACTGTTAGTGTCGAATACAGATCTTGCGCTCAGCACTAGTCCGTTATCATTAATACCTACTGTTGACCGCCCTAAAGAAACGGGGATGGAGGTCATATTGCTGCCATTGGAATCGGTAATAAAGGGATGTGGATTCCATAAGCTATAGCTCCCATAGGTGCCGACAATTTGCCCGGATTCATTGATGTCGACGGCAGAACTGCCACTTAGTCTGTGCGTTCCTATCGTCCCCAAATCGACCATAGCTGACAGGTTGTTAGCATCAGCAATAAAAGCGTGAGCAGTCAGATTCCCGGATAACGAAGATAGCCCGACAACTTGCCCGAGATTATTTATACCGTTTGCGGAACTATATGTGCCGCCAAATGTGCCTAAATCTTTTATCGCCAAACCATCCGGGCCAGTAACAAACGCGTGCTGCGAAAAATTAGCACCTGAAACATAACTTGACCCGACGACTTGCCCGGAATCATTAATGTCATAAGCAAAGCTATGTTTGCCGCCTAATGTACCTAATCCTATAATCGACCAATCCGCGCTTACTGGTGCGGATGCGATTGCTGCGAATATAGCGGTTGCTACGATTATTGTTTTATTCATTTTGTTTTTCTCTTATTATTTGGCATAAACATTCTTCGTCGTAACACCATTTACACAAGTTGTCTCGGGATCAACACGCAGGTTTAATTTCATCTGATCCAATATATGAAAGTGTTGTTTTCCTCAACTTATCGGCATGTTTGTAGATGTCAGACATTTCGGTAATAACTATTATATTTTCTTCCTTTTCATCAAATAGCCCGATTGACATTTTTGTTGCTGAATTTAATCTAAGGCGGCAAATGGGCTTGCGATTGTTGTCATCAAAAAGAATGGCGCAGTAACTTTTCGCATCCCTCATAACAACTCTTTTTGGTTCGATTATTTCGCACAAGATCGCCCGAACTATGCGGAACCCTTCCATTTCTTCGGCTGTGGTTATGACGTCATTTGATTCCGGCCCTGGTGACATTGTCCTGGTGCCAGATGATTGATCCATGGCCATCTTTAGCCGCTCAGTTATCTTTTCACTGATGAGTTGGCTAAATGCATCCTTCGTGATCTGGGTGAATTGTTCCTTGATCGCTGGGGTAAAGCGCTTCCCGTTTAAAACTTCTCCACATACCAGCTTAACGAAATCCTCTGATGGCTTGTCTATCCATTCTTCCAAAACATTACCTACTGCTCGAGTATATTTAAGGTCGCTGGCAGTATTAAGTATGTTTTCTAAGTCAAATGTGGCTTTTGTAAACTTTTTGAGTTCTTCAACATGCTGTTCTTTAAAATCAAGAATGTTGAATTCAAAGAATGGCCTTACATCCATTTTGTTTGGCTGTTCAAGATCGGTGAAAAATCGATACAAAATGCCATTGGTTAGCACGCCAAAACGCGCTTCAGTGACGTGGAAATATCGGAATAACTGAGAAGCATGATTGACGCTCAAATCTCCACCGCTTTTTTTGCACTCAAACAATATTATCGGCTTACCATCCATCAAGATCGCATAATCAACCTTCTCTCCCTTTTTTAATCCAACATCTGCAATTAGCTCAGGTGTTACCTCTGTAGGATCGAATACGTTGTAGCCAAGTAACTGTATGAACGGCATTATCAATGCGTTCTTGGTCGCTTCTTCGGTTTGAATGGTGTCCTTTACTTTACTGATTCGTAATGCCAGTTCTTTAAGTTGGTCTATTAAGTCCATGTTGCGCCTTGGTTATTGTTTATAAAGTTTTACACCGGCATTGCTTGTCGTCTCACCATAACCCCAATCAAGCCAAGACCCGCTAGCAACATCGCATAGGTTTCCGGCTCAGGTACGGGTGAAACTGGATCTGGAAGGGTTACATTAATATTGTCTATCGCTAGGAAACTGGTAGTGTCTTTCGTAATTGTTACGCTTGCAAGATTAGTGAACCCGGTCAGGTCGTAGTGAATAAAATCATTACCGATCCGGATGTTGCTATTAGAAGCAGTGTCATCAAGCGCAACTGAGTGAGTGATTGATCCGCCACCAACAAAATTTCCTGTAATAATGGCCTCAGTTTCGCCATAACCAACTTGCCACATCACCAGGTCCAGGCCATTCAGCGAAAATGGTTCGTTGCTGGCCAGACTAAATGTCATCGAAGGCGAAAACATCGCGTAATCCGTGCCGTTCCAAGCGGTTAAGAATGTATCTATTATCGCCCCAGGAAGCCCTGTATTGCTGCCCCAGTTCTGCATATCGACCATATATAAAGCATTGTCTATACCGTAAGATGAATTAAGATTTGTGCCGCTGCCTGCGAACTTAAATCCATCAATATTAGCAGCTGAACTATTGGTGAACACGGTCACAAAACTGTTGTGACGAAAAAGATCCTCTCCCGGCATAAAAGTCCCCGCAAGCCCATCAAAAGTGATTATTTCCGCTGCAGTATTTGATCCTAATCCGATTGTTAAAATACTTGTAATTGATGCGGCTATTAGTTTTTTATTCATTAATGCTTGCCTCTTGTTATTTTTTTACACATACATTCTTCTACTTCACACCAGTCGCTCAGATACGCAACGATTGTTGAACTAATCATCTTTCTTTCTTTTTCTAGCTTTAACCACCTTATCTGCTGCTTCAAAAACATCAACCGTCTCTCGAAACTCATCTTCATCCATCACCGTGACTTTCTTTATATGCTCAATCATTTCTACTGTGGCACAAGATAAATCTATTCCATAGTTATCAGAATCTTTCGTCGCAACCCACCAATTATCTGGAAAATTGTAAGCATCAATCACCGCGTCCATTATTTCCTCGCCTATATTTTTCTTCCCAGGCTTGCCTTCAGGATAAAGAAGTCTATTAATGTATGAAGGCTCCTTACCTAGTTTTTTTGCCAAAACGGCGTTAACTCCACCGCATTGATCGCGTATTAGTTCTTGCAATTTCAGCCTTCTATGCTCATTACGCTCTATTTTCTTTTTCAATTTCTTATCCATTCATAGATTCTTTACTACATTAAATCCCCAGTAAACAACCCAAAGGTATTGACATTACCAATACCCAAAGGTATTCTTTAAAAAAATTCACAACAAAAGAGAAATGGAAGCTTTAAAAAAATTCTTGAATAGCATGACCCAAGATCAGCAAAAACAATTTGCTATTCGGTGCAAAACAACAATCGGTTACTTGCGTAAAGCAATGTATAAAAATCAAGAAATTGGCCCCGAGATAAGTGTATCCATAGAAATTGAATCTAATGGAGAAGTCACTCGAAAAATGCTTCATCCGAATAGCTTCTTGAATAAATGGCCAGAACTTGCCCAGCAAGACCAAACAAACTCAAAAGACGCGGCGTAGTTGTTCATGTCCACATGATATGTGGATGTGGCAGTGAATAACACGGCCAAAACAATGGAGATTGACCTCATGAGCATTAATAACTTGATATTCAGGATAGCCAAGAAATACGGGATAACTGCTCTTGGTGAGGATCTTGGAATAAACACGAACACATTTAAAAATAAGATCAATCCGAACATAGACACACATCATGTTTACGCACATGAACTTGATCTGATCGCAACGTTAGCTGACACAGATGAGATAGCTAATTACTTTGCAGATCAGCGTGGATTGATGTGTATAAAAAAACCAAGTTTCGATGGCATATCAGATCAAGCCATCTATGATTTATCGCTGATTTCTCAAGAAAAATCAGGAGAATATGCGAAGGTAATTAGAGAAGCCATATCGGATGGTGAGATTGATTTTGAAGAATCTGCACTGATTCGAAAAAAGTACCTGGAATTGCTTGCTGCACAGCAAGAGCATCAAAACAAACTGGATTCATTCATGGCTGTTTGTGAAGAAACAAAATCAGCCAGAGCAAAGAACAAATGATCAAAAAATTCGCCATGGATCTCCATATGACGAGCTCACCGCGCCAGCCTGTGCATCCTACTTTGCATAGCCGGAAGGCTGGATTAATTAAAAGTATCATTGCTAATGAGAATCATTTGCAATTACAAAAACAACCAGGTAATATTACAACCTTCCATCTCTCATATTTTTTGGAAACACCGCAGCAACCAGCGCGCCTTAGAACGCGTAGTCGGATGGTCGCTTCATTCAAGTTTGTTGCCAATAAGCCCAGTACACCTTCTTCCTTTGGTGTGCTGGGTTTTTTATTGGGTAATTGATAAATGCATTACTTCAAGATGAATATCGGCGATTACGCAAAGAAAGCAGGGCGACTGTCCATGCTTGAGCACGGAGCGTACACGCTTTTGATACATGGCTTGAGGATGCTATTGACTGGTGCTGGGCACGAACTAAGGAAGAAAAGGATGCTGTTGAGTTTGTTTTGAGCAAATTCTTCGATCTTGTTGATGGCGTTTATATTCAAAACAGGATTCAGGAAGAAATTGACAAATACCACGAAAATGCACAAACAAACAAGAGAATAGCAACGGAACGTGAAAACAAAAGGAAGAACAAAACACGAACCGTGAACGAAGCGTGCGAAAGCGTGAACGAAGCGACACCTAACCAAGAACCAATAACCAATGAACCAATAAACCAAGAACCAGAGGATATAACACACAACAACTATCCCTCCCAACAGAGTAGCGAAGTAACGCCATCGGCTGGTGTGTGTCTTGCCATCAAAAAAATCGGAATTATCGACATAAACCCATCCCATCCCGAATTGATCGAACTGCTCAGGATTGGGGCTACGGTTGATGAATTTATGCATGCTGCCAGAACCGCTAAAGACAAGGGGAAGGGGTTTTCTTACGTGCTAGGAATCGTCAAAAAACAGCGAGAAAACGTCCTAGCAATGACTGGAAAACTGCACAAAGGCAAATTGCCGAACAAGGCCGATAGGCTGCAACAGAACAATCTAAACGCAGTAGGTGACTGGGTTCCACCGGAAATGAGGGCAGCGAAATGACAAACGATGATTATCAGAAATTCAAAGAAGGTTTGGCCGGTGTTTACGGATTTTATGACAAGGAAATAAACGCCTTTGTGCTTGATGTCTGGTGGAATGCGATGAAGCCTTTTGACTTAACGGCAATCATCCAAGCCTTCAATCGTCATGTGATTAACACCGAATCTGGAAAATGGCTGCCTAAGCCTGCTGACATCATCAGGATGCTGCAAGGATCAACGCAAGATACTGCTTTAGTGGCGTGGGCAAAGGTTGATAAGGCTGTGCGTCACAAGGGAACCTACGTTGATGTGGCTTTTGATGATCCATTGATTCATCGGGTATTGCATGACATGGGTGGTTGGATTGCTCTTGGCCAAAAAAATGAGGATGAGTGGCCGTTCGTGGCTAGGGAATTCGAGAACAGGTATCGAGGGTTTCGGGAAAGAAGTGAAATTCCAGAATACCCATCAGTTTTAACAGGAATTGCGAACGCTCATAACCGCAGTCAAGGATTGAAATTGCAGCCCTTAGTCATGATCGGAAACGAAGCAACATGTGAGCGCGTAATGAACGGTGGCACGGATAAACCGCTGATCGGATTTAAGCAGGCTGGAAGTGTGGCGTCAGAGTTAAGGCTGGTTTCCGATTCTGAAAAGAAAAAAGCTTGAGTCAGACAGTTTTGGAAAATACTGAAACCGGGTACAGAAAACCTACAGTAAAAGAAGGTGCAGATTTTATCGAGATGTGTTTCACCAGGGAGTACAAATTAAGCTGCATAGCTTTTTGGAGAAGGTTGTACGGAGATGAATTGGCGGATCAGATTATGAATGAGCTTAGATCACGTAAAAAGAAGGTTGTGAAAGAAAATGACAAACGAGATTAGATTAACAAGAGCAAAGTTATTTAAAGTGGTGATTATGGCCATGTTTGCGGGGGCTACTTTGGGTTTTGTAATTGGGCTTGTCTGTGGAGTGTTAGGGAAATGATGTACGCAGAAGACGGCAATATTATCGTCACAGAACTTATACCGATGAGCGAACTAATGTTGATTAATGACTTTAGTAAATTTGTCTTGGCATACAAAGATTCTAAACAAGATTTTGTTAGGGTTCGGCAATCATCAAATGACGAGGTTTATTGCGCAGAAACCGGGAAATTCCACAACATTAATATGTTTAGTGGTTGGATAGAAATAATTTACAAGCCAGAACCAAAAGAGCATGACAAAAGCCAGCCATCTTGCATTGAGTGCGGAGCCAGGACGATAAAAGAAGCTGAAGAAAAATGCATCAGTAATGCTGAGAAAGATTTTTGTCACGGTAATGAGTTGTGGGGTTGATTGAATGGAAGATTGGCTACAAAAAATAAAACCTGGTGATGAAGTTTGCGTTTGTCAGTATGAGGGAAAGAGTATTGCTAAAGTATATCGCACTACCAATACCATGATTATTACTGAGCGTGGAGATAGATTCAGCAAGATTTTTGGCAGAGCTGTTGGTGCGCAAGGTTATTCCCGTGTGAGAATTATTGAGCTAACAGATCGGTTAAGGCAAGAGATTGAAAGAGAAGATATCTGCAGCCTAATTCGTTACTGTAATTACGAGTATTTTAGTATTGCAAATCTAAGAAAAATCAAAAAGATAATTGAATTAGATATGCAACAGAATAATAAGCAATAACAAGGAGATTTAAAGTGATAGTTAGAGCAAATGTAATGATAGCTAAACGTAAATTAGAAGGCGTTTTTAAAGATTGGAACGCTACCGCAAAAGCATCTGAAAATGCCCCAGGTTGGCTGTATTTTTTGGCCAAGCATTTCGGTGAAAAGCAGGAGTTCAATACTTGCTACAGCAATGTTGAAGTGCGTCAGTTTTTTGGTGTTCAGTACATGATTTATAAGTAATTAATGAGCCAGAACGAAGCCATAGCAGTCTCAGGCACAAGACGAAGCATGAAAGAGCTTGTGGATGGAACCATTCGTGTTCAGATCGATATTGATCCAATGTACCGCGAATTGTTCTTTAAATTGTTTGGGCAAATTGATATGCCGGTGGCAATCGCTCCGATGGTAATGAATTCGCCAATTCAAGCGCCAGTACAGGCGGAGAGGCGGGAATCGGGGAAAAAAGAAGCTAATTATCTGGCTCAGGGCATGCACCGTGATGGCTATTTTCGCAATCCCAAGCTTTGGGATGCGATGGAAGAGAAGGGCATCTATACCCAGGAAATGCACAAAGAGTACGTTCAATCGCTTCCGTGCTGCGGGATCAAGTTTGCGCCACATATAAAACCGTGCGATGGCGATGTTGTTATGCACCACGTAAAAACATCGGCTAATTCCGGTGTGAGAATCAAGCCACTGCACTGGTACGGCGTGCCTTTATGCCACAAACACCACATGACTTGGGCGCACGGTTCTCACAAAGGATCTGCCAGCCATGAAGACCGTCACGATGTCATGTTGCCGCACGCTGTAGCACTCACAGCAGAACGTGTAAAGGCAGCATTCAAGGATTCACTTGGACTTGAAAGCCTGTCAGAAATTACACAGAAAATGCTTGATGATTTTGAAAGATATTTGTTTGGTCAGGTTATTAATAATTACGCGGAATAGGGGATCATAAATGACAGATTTCGTTACTGAAAACACGACACCGGTTAACAATTCCGCAGCAGGATCTGTAGACCATAAAGACCCGACAAAAGAATACAGAATAAAGCTGGTTCAAAAGTTAGTTGAGAACGTAAAGCGCGAGAGCGAATTCATGAAGAAATTCCATGAATTATTCGGTGACTATCCGGGGCTTAATAGCGATACCTGCTTATACCAGTATTGTTGCCACCTTGATCGGTGATACCAAGGCCGGTCTTGATTGGTTTCTTTTTGAAAACGAATGCGGTGATAAAGGGTATGAGGCCGGTATTGATGAAGGTGAAACAAGGCCAATTAAAACAGTTGAAGATTACCTTTGGCTTGTGGATTTGAATAAGGATCTTTTATCGTGAGTGAAATTATTCAAGTAGGTGAGCGTGAAATAGGTGGCGCTATTATCCAAACGGCAAATGCTCGTGAGTTACATGCATTTCTTGAAATCGGAAAAGATTTTTCTAATTGGATAAAAGACAGGATTGATCAGTACAGTTTTATTGAAAATCAGGACTTCGTGGTATTCGCCAGAAATGGCGAAAACCCTTCTGGTGGTCGCCCGTCAAAAGACTACGCCATTAGTATGGATATGGCTAAAGAACTATCCATGGTGGAGCGAAATGAAAAAGGTAAGCAAGCCCGCAAGTATTTCATTGAGTGCGAGAAGAGAGCTAAGGCTGCAGTAGATCCAATTAAAGCGCTATCAGATCCTACCATCATGCGCGGCTTGCTCTTGACCTATACCGAGAAAGTTCTCGTTCTTGAAAGTAAGGTCGTAGAGCTTGCACCAAAAGCCAAGGCACTTGATCGCATAGCAACGCACAGCGCAAAACTCTGCAAGTTAAAGAAAAGGTATTGAAGCAAACGCTTGTTGAGCGCAGCTGGATATATCGTAGACCGCTGGGGTCTGGATATCTAGCTTATTCGGATAAGCTGAAAAGAGGGCTGATGGAACATAAGATCATCCGTGGTGAAAGGCCGGACGGCTCTGAATGGGTGGAAACGCAGGCGCGAATCACGGCGAAAGGCATGGCTTTGCTGTCAGAGATATTTTCGAGCGAATTGGCTGTGAATTAATGAGTGAGCGAGTAAATTTTGGTAAACGAAAAGCAACATTGTGCTAATTGTAAAGCACCAAGATGTGGCGGCATTGGAACCGGGACACAAGCAAGGTTCTGTAGATCGTAAAAAGATTTGGTTTTAGTGCTGCTAGTTGTTGGTGAGTGTAAATCCCTTGTGGAAGGCTAAGGAACCCATTAACTGCGCAATGCGACAAGTTATAAAGAATCTATCCAGTAGCCAACAGAACGGCGGTTCTCCGATGCCTATTCGGAGTAGCAACAGCAGAGCTGCGGTGTGGATTAGAACACACAAGCCTAAGTGGGGATGATTGAGGCGCGCCACGTCGGTCATGCTTGTACCAAGACCTAGACCCGAGAGGCCGGGTACGATAGCTGGAAACAGCCAGCTCTGCTGTTGGTGAGCAATCTGGTAAGTAGGTAACAAGGGCCGCATGGTCGCGCTGCGTGAAAATCGCAGAATAGAGGGAATCTCGTTCGATTCGAGTCGCCATGCCACCAACTTAATTAATGGAGAAATTATGCCGGTTTTACACAAAGGAAAGCACGATCAGTTAATTGGTGAGCTTTCAAGAAGATATTCCAATCTTGTGGAAGTTATGAAAAAAAGAGATTTATCCGGTCCTCATGAGGGGGCTAATGGCAAAAAGTGGGCGCAGCCACATTTAATGTGCGCAACAGCCGGTAATGCTATAGAGGTTTCGCTGGCAGTTGAAGATTTTAAAGCAATACTTGCTGAAATCAAGAAACTCAAATAACAAGCAGACGGTGAATGGGTGGGGTATTGATATGCATCTAAGATTTATAGAGGACGGCGATGAGGACATCAAAATATTCACCGAATCCGGTGATTCCATTGGTGTTTTGTTTAAATACAATGGACGATACTGCGTTGATATGCAATATCTTTATGACAAAGTTGATGGATTGCGCCAGATAGCCGCAAAACTTCTTGAATTGAATGGTGGCAATACCCTGCAATTCATAGAGCAAGACGATGGTGTAATCAATATAAAAAATGAGTGCGGCGATGCTATCGGTGATCTGGTGAAGCGTGATGGGGTGTACCGATTAACCTTTCTGTATACCTATGACAATGCCGATGGGCTGTACCAGATCGCAGACAAACTAGCAGAGTTGAACAAAAAATGAGCGCGTTTTCTCCTGCATTAAAGAGAGATATTGAGAATCGCATTAAAAACGGCACGCTTAAGGTTGCCGGTCAAAGCCCAGGGTTAGTGCCAGGTATTAAATCAGTTCCTGCAGCAATCAATAAAGGAAACTCAGGCAGGGAATCAATGCGCAACATGCAGGCACTAGGGCGCATGAAAACCGGCAAGATGAACAAAACAGAGCTTGCCTATTCTCAGCATCTCGAAGCGTTGAAATCGTGCGGCGAGATTGTTTGGTGGAAGTTTGAGGCTATAAAGCTGCGCTTGGCAGATAACACCAGTTACACCATAGATTTTTTCGTCATGAAATCGTCAGGAGAACTCGAAGGGCACGAGGTCAAAGGTTATGCAATGGATGATTCGATGGTAAAAATCAAGGTTGCCGCAGAAATCTACCCATTCAGATTTCTATTAATAAAGGCGGCAAACAAGAATTGTAGTGCATGGAATATTAAAGAAATCGGGAATATGAATTCGTAGCACAGAATGAAAATCGACAAATACACGAGGTAAAAACAGTTTATGGTCGAAGAAAAGCCGGTCCTAGAAGTTCCTAAAGCAAATTCCCGCGCAGCATTAGCAAAGAACATGGGTCTTAGGTTGCGCGCATCAAGAGAATCAATAGGCATGGCTCAGGGCGAAGCTGCCCGACGTTTAGGTTACGGATACGAATTCAGTTCCGCATTGGGTCGTTCTGAGAGCGGCAAGGCTCTACGATGTGTCGATCGACTACATTTATGGCGAATCGGATGACTGGGAGCTGAGTGCCAGGGCATTACAAGAACGCGATATGGCCAAATGGATGATGGAAGCATGGGAGGCCGGTCGTCAACGTGATTTAGAGGTTTTACGGAAGCTTAAACTCAGGATGAATGCTATCACTGAAGCAGTAACCGGCCTATTTTCTGCATCGCAGGATGTTCAAGACGCTATGAGAAGGTTTATTGAGCTTAATTATGAAACATTCGAGGAGATGCGCGGCGGTAATCGATTGCTTACGGCGGTTGATCGATTATTTAATGTAACTGGCACCTGCAAGAGAAAGGTAACCCGATTCAGCAATCAGTGCGCGGTATCTGGGATAGGCGCTGCTATTGTGTCCCAGGTCGATAAGCCGGTGGCACAGCGGCAATTGTTGTAATCAATCATGGCAGCAAAACCTAAATTAACCCCGGAAGAGTGGGCGAAAGCACGCAACACCTGGGAATCAGACCCGCGTGAAGGTTATGCGTGGCTTATTGATGAGCTGAGTATTCCGATGACGAGGGCAGCGCTAAGAAAGATTGCTATACGTGAGGGATGGACTAAGAAAATCTCGCCGGATAGCGTCAAGGTATCCAAGGTATCCAAGAATTCCAAGGTACCCGTCAAGGTACTCGACAACTCACCCGATCACCGCGCCAGCAAAGGGAATGGGAAGAAAGTATCCAAGCCCAAGGTATCCAAGGTATCCCAAACAGCGATGGTATCCAAGGTATCCAATGATGATGGTTCGGATACCATGAATGATGAGCCGGAAGATGGTGATGAGTCAGGCAGTGGATCTGTGGGTAGGCCAACAGGCTATAGAGAAAAGTATAATAAACAAGCATATAGATTGTGCCTATTAGGTGCTATTGATGATGAGTTAGCAGAGTTCTTTGAGGTTAGTGTGAGTACCATTAAGGGCTGGAAGAACGTACATCCAGAATTCTTGGCCGCCATAAAAAAGGGAAAGATGGCCGCTGATTCGAAAGTTGCCGAGAGACTGTATGAGCGCGCCATGGGTTACTCACATCCTGAAACCCATGTAAGCAACTTCAAAGGTGAGATTACTCTTACTGAGATAACCAAACACTACCCACCCGATACCGTGGCGGCATTCATCTGGTTAAAGAATCGCCAGCCGGAAAAATGGCGTGACAAGATCGAAGTCGGTGTCAATGTGAAGTTGGACCGGGAAACGTTGGTTCAGATTGAGCAAGTCTTTATGGAAAAGATGGCGCAGGCCAGGGAACGACAAAAAGCCATATTGATGGAGCGCGGCATCCTGATTGAACACGGGCAAGATTAGCGCATGGCAACAGCCGGACTGATATTCAATGATCCGAGGTATCCGGATTTTGTAGAAAGATATCACGCGGATCCGCTTAGGTTTGCCGTTGAAGTCTGTGGACTCGTTCCATCGGAAGATCAGGAAGAGTTGCTTCATGCAATCGAGCCTGAAAATGCCAAGGTAAGTGTGGTATCCGGTACTTCGACCGGCAAGACCGCAGCATTTGCGAGAATAGCGCTATGGCACCTGCTTTGTCACCCGATAGCCTCCTATGAAGGCAAGATCGAGATCGGCTCCAATACATACATTGGCGCGCCCAGGATAAGTCAGGTTGCTGATGGTATCTGGAAGGAAATGAATGATGCTTATCTTGGTATCGCATATGGTCCCTATAGCTGGATAAACGACTACTACGAAATAACCAAGACTAGCGTTCATGTAAAACGTTTTGAAGATCAGTGGTTCATATCGCAGGTTGCTATGCAGAAAGGGCAGGCAATCGGTGTGGCCGGTAAGCATCGATACTGGCAGCTAATTATCATTGATGAGGCGGCAGGCGTACCGGATGATCACTTCGATGTTATTGATGGTACCCAGACCCAGCCCGGAAATAGAACGTTACTGGCTTCCCAGGGTGTTAGGAACGCCGGACGTTTCTATGAAACTCACCATAATCTATCAAAAACCAATGGCGGCTCATGGGATAACCTGAGATTTAGCTCTGAAAGGTCGCCGTTTGTAACCCTGCATTGGCTCAAAGACAGGGAAGATGAGACCGGAGGCAAGAATTCGACTGAGTACAAGATCCGGGTTAGGGGTCTTTTTGCCGAAGATTCTGGCAGCAATCTGCTTTCCCGGTCGGAATTGGAGAGAGCTTTTGAACCAAGAAAAATCATCCAAGACGATGAGCCTTATGGCCTGTTTGTACTGGCTGACGTGGGGCTTGGTGAGTATCGGGATGAATCGGTTGCAGTTGTTGCAAAGGTTATTGGATATGGGGACTTTGGGGACGATGCGAGGCGTGTAGAGTTTATTGAAGTACCCTATTGCACGAATAGTAAGAATGAAATCATATTTGCCGGTGATTTGGTTAACCTGGTAGGCAAATTATCGAATGCTACATTGTTGGTGGATAACGGCGGTGTGGGTGCCACGGTGAATAAGCTGGTAGAGGCATCCGGGGTGCCGGTTGTAAGGGTGAATTGGGGCAAACCTTGCTTCAAGAGAGAGTACCAGGATCGTTTCTATAATCGCCGCGCTTGCGCAATGGTGCGATTCCGCGATGCAGTCAGATCCGGGCGCGTAGTGCTGCCGCAGAATATTGATAGGAAGTTGCGGGAAAAGATTCTGCTGCAGGGTGCCAGGTTGCCATATCACTTTGCGGAAGCTGGTGGGTTGAAGTATGTCATGGAAAAGAAGGAAGAAATGCGCAAGCAAGGGATAAAGTCACCGGACATTATTGATGCAATGAGCTTTGTATTTCTTGAGGATGCCACTAGCTACATGGTGTCTGCTGATGCAGAGGCCGGGGGTGCCGGTTCAATAGCAGCAACCGCCCAGGGCAAGGTTGATGATATGTTTGCTGATGTTTAATTATAGGAGTGTTATGACTAGAAGAGAAAACCCGGTACCAACAATTAAATTCATTATTTCAAAGATTCTGAAGTGCGACAAGAAAGAAGTTTTGCTCAAAAAAGAGTTAATTAAGGATCTTGGGGCTGATTCTATGGGGGTGCTGCAGATAATCATCGCGGTCGAGCGTGAATTAGGGGTGGAAATTGATGATGAACGTATTGGTGCGGTTTTGGATGAATTGAAGGTCAAGGATTTGATTGATGCGACCAATAGTGCTGTGCAATTAAGGAATTCACTGGGTTATTCCAGGATAAAACAAACTGCATCAAATAATATGGTAGCTTTGAATCCTGAGAATGTTTGATTAAAGGAGGTTGGATTATGAGTTATATACTTGACCTGGTTAAATCCTTTCGCAAGATCATTAAGGAACCAGATAATAAAGATGATGTAACAGTTAGAGTAAACGCAAGGAGAAAGATGTTGATAGAGAATGGATGCCATGAATATAGAGCATTGCCATTAGCGGTTGAAATCGAGAACGAGATTAAGCCAATTGAAAAAGATCACCCCATTTGGACGGCGGCTTATAGAGATTTGAAAAAATCAATGGGGCTTTAACCAATATTTAAAGGAAATTGATATGGATATTAATGCTGCAGTAAATGTTGCTCGTGGGGCTAATAAAACTAAGATTGTAAAGAAAAAATTAATAGAATTGCGCATCTTGAGTGATCTGATTACTGAGGATCATCTAAAACCAAAGACATCTGGAAGCGCTGGGATTGATCTGATAGCAGTGTCTTTTTGCGATGATGAGGTAGGAGAAGAAAGCGGGTTCTCCTTTATCCAGCCCGGTGAAGTAAAAATGATCGGTACCGGGATATCAATTCACATTTCTGATCCAGGATACGCCGGTATGATATTGCCGCGCTCAGGATTGGGGCACAAAGGGTTGGTATTGGGTAACCTGGTTGGTTTGATCGATTCCGATTATCAAGGGGAATTGAAGGTTTCAGCCTGGAATAGATCGGATGAGCTTATTCAGATTAAACGCATGGACAGAATCGCGCAGCTTGTCATCGTGCCGGTTGTGGTACCTGAATTTGTTGTGGTTGATATCTTTGGAGGGTCTGAGAGGGGGAGCGGGGGTTTTGGGTCGACTGGTGCGTGATCATGCAAATAAATTGGATTAAATTCTCTGAGAAGATGCCTCCAAAATCGCCAAGAATGAAAGTAATATTAAGAACTAGCGGGAGTCATTACTCCGATATTTCTGCATTGGCCGCGTACGTAACAGTAGTTATAATGTATTTGCCGTACAAGATTATGAATAGAAATATATTTCAAGATACTTCATGGACACCATTTACCAAAGAAAAATGGAACTGGTTGCATCAAATCGACGCAAGTTAACCGTTAGAAAACGGCAATTCTGTCAAGTAATCGTGATTCTGTGAGCCATCTATATCGTGATGTAGCTATCTATATCGTGATGTAGCTATCTATATTCATAGTTACTCAACCTTTCTGCAACTATACCGTTGTTATTATCTCTAAAAAGCGTTAGAATCTGACGGTATATTGTTCTTGTATAAAGAAGGTTTATATGGGTAATGTCGTTGTGGCGCTAGATTTAACGCCCGTAAATGCAAAGAAATTTATTTCTGAAATTGCTCAAAACAGTAACCGTATATTTTATACAAAACATGCAAACAAGCGCATGAAAGAGCGAAAGATAACAACATTCCAGGTTGAATGTTGTTTGCGTCATGGGAAAGTAATAGAAAATCCGTTCCGCGATGAACACGGCAATTGGATGGTTAAATTAGAGGTTTTAACTGCAGGAGACTCAGTTACGGTGGTGGTGGCAATTGATAGAGATTCAAAAGGTGAACTGATTCTAGTAATAACGAGCTATAAATAAAGTATAAAGGAGTACAGCAATGTTACATTACATAAGCTGTGGGTTAATGAATATATGGCTAAAGAATGGTTATGAAACCATAAAAACCCCATATGGAGAGGCGACATCAATTCATGACACGGAAGGGCTGCATAAGGCAATCGGTCTATTTCTAGTAAATAACAAGTCAAGACTGACCGGAGCAGAATTACGTTTTCTAAGAAAAGAATTAGATCTCTCACAAAATAACTTAGCAAATTTGCTTGGTGTAAGTGAATCATCTATTCGTTCCTGGGAAAACAGTCGTGCAAAAGCATCCGGTCCGGCAGAGAAGATGCTTAGATTGTTATATCAACAGAAAGTTAACGGACATAAAGATATCAATGATTTGCTGGAAAGAATAAGTCAATTAAATAGAGATACGCACTCAGATAAGATTTGGCTTGAGGAAACAAATTCTGGATGGGAAAAGGCTGCTGCCTGAGAGCATCTTTCCTCACTAAAGACCCGCTTCGGCGGGTTTTTTTATTGAAACAAGTCTCAAATCACTTAGCGCCTAGATTTGCAAGTTGTTTCCAAAAAGGAAATAACTGCTAGTCTGGTCAAGCATGCAATTCAGTTTGCTTTTTTGGCCCGGTTGATAAATGTTCAGTTTGCGAAATTGTGCAAGTTGACAAATTGACCTGGGTAAAGTGCCCGAAAATCATCAGGCGATTAGCGGCAGGGAAAAGAAATATAAACCTGTTTATTAGTATGTCGAGAAGTCTGAAAAATAAATTCCATGGTACTATTAATCAGCTATAGATCTTTGTAATAACGAAGAATAAAGATATTTTACCTTTAAGAATATTGGCTCTGGATATCTGAGCTGAAAATAAAAATGAAATAACAAATAAAACAATTGGCCTTATTTTTCTGAACACTGATTTTTCTTGCAATATTAGTTTTACTTCTGAGAAATAGAAGCAATACCTTTGAACAACCTACCAATAAAAAGTGAAATAACACCATGAAACTAAGATTTGTCATGTTCCTAGCTACATTATCTGTTTTATTTGGTTCTTCCCTGCAATCAGTTGCTGCCCCATCAGCACCTACACTGACGCATTCCATTAGTGGTCTCACAGTTACGACCTCTTGGACAAGTGTTCCTGGTGCGACTGAATATAAACTGAGTTATGCCCCCATTCCATATACTGGGACTGATTCTATTGCCAGCTTGAATGTTGGAGGTGTAACCAGCTTTACGACAAACTTATGGGAGGGCGCAGCTTTTTATATTGCTGTTCAAGCAGGTGATGGGAATGAATTTAGTGAATTTTCCAATATTGATAATTTCTCTCTTATTCCGTCATCAGTAAATCTCTCAGGGAACTGGAACATAACTGAAACTTTCGGACCCAATAATTGTGATTATCCGATTGGAGTGCAATATGATTACTATGTAACTTTTACACAATCAGGCAATTCCATTACTGCGGACGGGTATTCTTCGGAATTGTTAAGCGGCAATTTAGTTGGGAATACAGCAACACTGACAAGCAGTTATGAGGATAATGAAGGGGGTGAATATTATGCGGAAATAGACACAATGAAAGTAACAATTCTCCCAGATAATACGATTTCTGGATCTTATTCAGTGATATCAGGAAATAAGCCAGGTGTATATGCAGGATGCTCATTAAATAATTCGTTTATTGGAGTTAAAACTGATTTCATACCAGTCGAAGATTAAGTTTGTGTATCTCCAATACTGATGGGATTAAATGAAGAGAAATATATCCCGGTAGGTTTTTTGCAACTGGAACCTGCTTTTTCTGAAGTTATTCCAGGGTATCTTTATTTATAACTTCCCCAGAATTTTGGGGAGGTGATAAGTCTGCCTGCACAAGCTATTAATTGTGATTTCCAAGCAAACAATTTCCGATCAGCTTTTGTAAAAGTGTTGATGAAAAAACTAGAGAGGATCTAATATATAAACAACAAAGGAACATTGCTATTCCTTTGTAAATTAAGAGTAATTAGAATATATGCTGAATATTCAGTATAGTCACAAAACAAAATCAGTTGCATCTACTACTGGAGCGCCTGTTAGCTTAATTTCAAAATCTGGTGTCAGCGTATTATTCACATTCCCTTGAATAATACCTTTTAAAGCATCGTACCGTAGCTGACCTGCTGCAGAGAACGCTGCATTACCGATGAATGTAAACGCTTGATCTCCAGTGACACTATCATCAGAGTCAATAGCCGATACATTAATCAGATCTAATTGAGCATGGCTAAAATCAGTAATTACATCTCGGTTTGGTCCAACTGCAGAGTCTGATATGGCATTAAAACGAAAGTGATCGGCACCCGTTCCGCCAGTAAGCTTGTCAAGACCCATTCCTCCGCCAATTATGTCATTGCCAGCGCCGCCTTTCAAAGTATTATTGCCAGTATTTCCTAATAGAAAATTATCTAAGCCATTGCCGGTTCCATTGATAGCATCTGTTCCTGTCAAAACAAGAGATTCTACATTAGCATTTAATACATAATTGATGGATGATTGAACAATATCATTTCCCTGCCCGAGCGCTTCGGTAACAATATCTGCAACATTGTCCACGTTATAGCTATCGTTACCAATCCCTCCTTTCATTATGTCAGCACCGATACCACCATATAGCGCGTCATTACCGGCACCACCAATCAAAGTGTTATTGTTAGCATTACCTTGTAGAAAATTATCCAAACCATTACCGGTTCCATTGATAGCATTTGATCCTGTCAAAATCAGTCTCTCTACATTAGTAGGTAATACATAGCTAATTGATGACATCACATAATCATCGCCTTTACCAAGCCCTTCGACAACAATATCTCCAGCATCGTCTACGCTATAGCTATCGTTACCAATCCCTCCTTTCATTATGTCAGCACCGCCAAATCCAGATAAGTTGTCATTCCCAGCACCACCAATCAAAGTATTATTATTAGAATTTCCACCCAGCAAATTATCCAAGGCATTACCAGTTCCGTTAATAGCATTTGTTCCCGCTAAGTACAAATGCTCAACATTATCAGGCATTACATAGCTGACGAATGAACTGACATAATCAATACCTTCTCCGGGTGCTTCGGTAACCACATCGTCGACACTATCCACAACATAACCATCGTCACCAATGCCTCCCTGCATTATGTCAGCACCACCACGACCACTTAATGTGTCATTCCCAGCACCACCAATCAAAATATTATTGCCAGAATTACCTAATAGTAAATTATTCAAGTCATTGCCAGTTCCACTAATAGCAACTGATTCATACAAAAATAGAGCCTCAATATTAGCAGGCAATACATAGCTGATATATGAATTGACTTGATCACGACCTTCCCCGGGTGCTTCGGTAACCACATCACCAACATTATCCACGCTATAGCCATCGTCACCCCTGCTTCCCTGCATTATGTCAGCGCCACTACCGCCATCGATAAAGTCATTGCCATCCCCACCGTAAATAATGTCATTTCCTGCATAGCCCCATATAGCATCATTGCCGCCAAAGCCTTGTATAAAATCGTCGAAGTCCGTGCCATCAAGATGAAAGTCATCAAAAGGTGTTCCATTAATATTGGCCATGCACATTTCCTTATTATTTTTAAGTAAAAATCTTATAAGATTTGTTAATTATTCCAATTTTATCTGAAGAATATCAAGTGTCAGCAATTTTTTAAACAGCTATATAGCCATGATATTGGTGCGTTACTTGTCGTTATCCAGAAGATTTAGCTTTGTATTATTGGGATCATATGAATAATTCCTTCCACATTATCAAACTTGTCTCGTAGAAGCAAAATCTAAAAATCGTTTAACAAAAAAAAGAATCAGAATAAAGATAATCCGTGTGAGGAATCGAGCAGCATGCCCCTTTCTAGCACATACAATTATGCAATAGTTGATACCGTATCCTCATCAATTACTTAACCCACCCGTAACAATATGCGCAATACGCCGGTCTTTGACATCCTGCCCTACTTCCGGCTGTGCTGAAGCGACAATGTTCTGATTCCTGCTTCCAGTGCTTGCCAATGGCTCTACAATGGATGGCTCATCGGCTGGCAATTGAGGTGCTGGCATTCTGGGTGATTCCGGTACCTGCGCGTGAGCGGTTTGGACATTGCCTACGGTTGCGGCATAGCGTCTATCTAATGCAATTCTGTTTGTGTCAATGTACTCTGCCGCTGTTCTGCTATTAACGCCATAGTTCAAATTCATCGATCGCTGTGTATTGGATGATAAATCAGCCTTAGATTTTCCGCCCGCTGACCCGCGTATGATCTCTTGCGCAGCGCTTGGTCCAAGCTGATGCATCATGTAAATATTTTCTGCTGTGACCGGCAACCCGGCTTTCTTCAGCATTGACATATTCTGGCTTGTTAATTTCATCCCGCCTTCAATGTTCTGATCAACATCGAAACGATTCTTTATGCCTACGCCTGACGCTGTTTGACCGGTGAATTGGAATAACCCAAGCGCGCCAGTCTTGCTGATAGCATTAGGATTTCCGCCGCTTTCCATCGCTGCTATTTTTTGCATCATTACCGGATCTAATCCATGCTTCTTAGCCTGGGCAGATATCTTATCCTGTATTTCTTGCGACATTCCGCCCGGAATACTGGCTGATGTGTTGGCCGCGCTTGTCTTGAGGGTGCGAATACGCTTGGCTTCTGCATCGGTATAGGTTCCATATTTTGCTAGATCATCGCCGCCTTTAATGCCATCAAACATCGCTTTGTGGCGATATCCTTTTAGTGTTACGTTCTCTAATGCAGATCCAGCGCCAGCTTTTGCAACATCGTATGCGCGTTTTGTGGCAGATGAAATACTTGATACTTTATCAGTGAGCGGTTTTATTGCTTTTGGGATATCAATACCAAGTTTATTTTTTGCAAATCCGGTGAAGATGTTCCAGAAAGATTCTATTTTGCTTCCAATGCTGCCAAGAACATTGTTGAATTTGTCTGTTGTGGAATCCCACGCGCTGAGAATCTTGGTCGCCACGGACTTAAACTCAGTCATAGTAGAATCCCATGCTTTGCCTAATGCGCCGCCTGTCATGGAAGCGCCAGCCATAACAAATGGCAGTGCGACTGCTAGAATAGGCAGAATATAACGCCTTAACCAGCTGCTATCACCGCCCGATTGATCTGTTGAAGATGTTGTTTCATCAATGTTCTTGAGGCTTTTGTTAGCTGCTTTATTGAAAGCAGTTTCATCCTTGCGGAATAGCTTTATTTCACCGAATATTTTCCTAAACCACCGAAGAATATCCTTTTGTTCGCGTCCGGTACCAGCTGTCAGAATCTCATAGCCGCGTGCCATGGGTTGCGCTACTTCACTGAATGCCTTAATCGCCGGGTCGGTTTCTTCCATGCCGCTGCTGGCTGAACTCACGGCATCAGCAATCTTTCCAGCCGCTGCGCGTACCGCCCCATCTTCGGATGATGATGAGCTAACATATTTGTCGTTACTACCGGTGCTTTCATCACCAAACAAAGAACTTCCGTCCGCGCTATTCTTTGTGAAACGTCCGGTTTTTGTATCTCTCTCTGCGGTTTGGTTTACCTTTGCGGTCGATCTGATATTGCCTGGCGTTACGGCGGGTTTTGATGGTGTTGATAGGGCGCTGCGCGCGCTGGCTGCCGATGGCGTTGATGATGTCTTGCCTCCAGCCCCTTCATTTCTCCGCTGCGGTATGGCTGCGGGTTGTTGGGGTATATTTTCGCTGTCACCCGCGCGCTTGCTTGATGTTACCCTGCGGGGTGATAATTCCGACACACCTTTACCATTAAGTGCCAGCCGAACAGCTCTCATGTCATTCCGGATATCACTCCACAAATTAAACGTTCTGTTTAAATCGAGCGGTTCACCGATAAGGAATCCTTGATTGTCGCTTTTAATATTTGCCATGGGATTATCTATATTTTAATAAAAGTGTCGAGCTGCGAGAATGTCATTTGAATCTCTTGCATAGCGTCCTCGCGCCGTGACAGGCTTATTTCCAGATTTGATGGCCTGAACCAGCCAATACTTTCATAAGCCTCTGCTGGTGCGCTCCGTCTTGTGATAAAGGAATGCACGATCTTGAACTGTATCGCGTACTGGCTCGGAGTTCCAACGGTTCCATCCTGCGATATGGTTGCCGCATGATGTTGTTCATACCAGCGTTTTATGGTGCCGAACTGGTCATCCATTGTGGTTATGCGCATCTCTACCGGTTCGCTGCTGTGAGGGAAATCAAGAACGGCTCCGCCTACTTTGCGCTTATCTGCTGATATGGTAAGTGGGCTGTAATCGAGATCCGTGGCAAACAGATTGAACCATTGTGATATCCAGTCACCCATAAGTGCGCTCGATACCTCAATCAGAAACAGATTCTTTTTCGATATCCGGGTATTTTGCATGGTTTGGTAGATTTGCCGGGCTTCTGTGGGCGTAATCCCGCCAAATAATGGCGTTGGTCTGCCCCAATACATGACCTGTGAGGCTATTCCGCTCATGCCAGGCAGGAAGTCATTCAGCAATCCGGAATCAAGTACGCGCAGACCGGCTCCACTGATATCGCCGCGCATCAAATCGCCCACAACACCACCGCCCACATTCAGCGCTCTATGGGCTTCGATAGGTATGTGCTGATTAATGGCGTTCCGGACCACATTAGTCGCCATGGCACCGCCAATATTCGTAACAGCTTGAGCCAATTCACCGCCACCCATCATATTAGCGGCCTGCTTGCTTATGTTTCCAGTGATTGATGATGCGCCGGAAATAGTAGCGCCAATCGCTTCTTTTGAAGACAGCGCTTTTGATACGTTATTGTATAAGGACATGTTACTTGCCTTTTCTGCGGCGTTGCTTGCGGTTTATGGTAAGTGGTGGATCGATTTCTGTTGCGCTATCCATTTTTCCTTGACCGAATCCTTGCCCGCCAGGTCCGTCATCCGGATTACCTTCATCCTTCATTTTCACAATTGGGGCGTACAGTTTCGCCTGATCTTCATCAAGCATCATGGTTTTGGATAAGAACTCTTGCATCATTTCTTCAGTAGCGCCCAAGTCCTTCATCTGTTGCATGGCCTGTACCAGCATCATGCCGGAATTCATGGAATCAGCTTTAGTGCGCTGCTTCTCTGCTTCTTGCGCTAAATTTGAGCCATAGTAATTAACAGTAAATGGCCGTTCATGAGGATGAAACACCGTTCCATACCTGTGCATCGTATGGATATCAATAGTGTGATAAATAAATTCTGATAATGAGTTGCGAATAATCCTTGAGTTTTCTGCTGCCTGTGCCGACATCCTGAAAAATCCACCTTCACCAAGGCCGCCCGCCAGTTGGTCTGCAAATCCCAGCATGGCCAGATCAACCCCGATTGCCCCGGAATACATGCGCGCGTGAAGCATGATATCTTCAATGCTAATGTTGTTGGTTCTGCCAGTCTGCCCGCCGTTTGAATTGCTTACGGTGGTTAGTTGTTTTTCATTGAATGTGGGGATAATGTGTCTGATCCGCTCTAACACCGGCTGGCCATTCTTAACGGCATCTTCAGCGCGTTGTTTTGAAGAGGTCAGCATGGCTTTGATGGAAGCTAGGAATCTGTTTTGTTGCTCGACCGTCATTGATGTTAGATTCACTTGCAGCATTTGCTCATCAATCGAATCAAGCCAGCGTTGGCCAACAATGCCGACAAGCGATGAATACAGATTATCGTATGGACCTTCAGCGTTATAAAACAGCGAGCCACCGGCCATGCTTGGCATGATTGGTAGGTTTTCAATATTATTTTCGGTAATCGCTATCCTTAGCGCCTTTTCCACAACTCCGAACTGCGGCACCCATTGCGTTCTAGGCATTTTGAA